TTAGCTAGTTTAAATAAAGCGTAAACTGACTGGCCTTTAACTCCGCAACTCCAACAAGCCCATTTGTTTTTACCTTCTCTATTTTCAGTGAGTTGGATTTCAAGTTTGGGTTTGGCATGATGACAACTAGGACAGTGATATGCGTAGTTATCTCTAGCAGTGGGTTTACCACTACCTAAAACTGAGTTAACTAAACTAACTAATAACTGATTTGTCATATAAATCTTTCCTAAAGAACTTGCCGAGAATATTTGAATTAAGGTATTCGTCGTTTTCTAATACCTCATTTACGAATTGTAATTTCGTTTCAAAGTAAGTGAGTTGCTTTTTCGTTGACGTAAATATAAGAATCTCTCTTACAAACTCCAACTTATCCTTGGATTCCTTAACTAGTTGTTTTACTTCGGATTGGGAACCATAATATGTTTTCCAATCACTTTCTTTTTGAACTTTACGTTTTCTCTTAGATCCTTTAAGTGGTGGGAGAGTTCTATTAGATATTAGTTGTTTTTTACCTAAATATTTTTTACCACTAGGAGTGTGAGTAACTAAATATACGAAACCGAAAGTATTGGCAGGCATATCCTCAATACTCTCTACTTTTTTATTTTTATAAAACCAATCCATTAACTATAATTGAAACAAATTTATTATATACTTTTTCTATGCTCAAACCATCCTGTTATAATGTATTTGGTTTCATCCATAGAGGGAATACCTCTATGCATATGAGTAAATTCTGCTGGGAAGATTGATAGTTTACCCATCTCTGGTTTTATTTTATAATTTTGGTGTATGAATTCTGTTTCCCCTCCCTTTTTTATATCATTTAGATATATAGTATAAGCCATTAATCTATCATAGGGGCTAGGAGTATACATATAGCCTCTTTCATAATGCCATTTTCCATAACTCTCTCCAGGTAAGGATCTTTGTATTTTAGTTTCATGTATGATGGGATTTACCATTAAAGGAAATTCATCAAAAAAATAATCAACATACCCAGTTAAATATTCTCTATACTTAATTGATAATTCTTCTTTTAGATTTGATAAAAAGGTACTAATTTCTTTATTTGCTCTTACTACTTCCAAAGTTATAGAAGTGTCTTTTATCCCATATCCTTGTTGTAGTGATGATCTTTGATAGTGATATTTACTATTGGATTCAAAAAAATCAATAATAAAATCACAATCTTCTTTTGTTAAAAAATTGTTATATTCTTTTAGAAATGATTGCATATATAAATTATTTGTATTAAATTTACTATAATATAAAAAAAGGGTTGACATAAGCCAACCCTCTTTTATACTTTATTATAAATTATAGTTTATGCTATTCTCATAAACAAAGGCAAACCAAGTGATGTTCTAGCTGTACCATCCCCAACTTCCAAAGGGTTACCATACTCTTTACTGTGATCAAATATTGTACCGTTAGTCATAGAATAGAATATACCAGCATTACTTACTCCAGCGGGAGTTGTAAATGTTGTTTGAAATACACCAGCTGAGTTATATTGGTGGAGAGTAGTTGATGATCCTCTAGCATAGAGATTCCCTGATATAGAGTTTGTTGTAAAATTGGCATTGTAGTTTACTAGTGCATTAGATACCGTAATGTTACCTTGATTGACGCCAGCATTATTAACCACGTATATAGTAGTACCATTATAAGGCGTAAATCCTATTTGATTTGCGCTTATTACACCTATACCTCTATGAGCTCCACTGGGTTTGGCGAAGTTACCTATAAAACCCAAAGTTGTAGCATTAAATCTTTGACAACTATTTGTATTACCGTGAGTAACATAAAATTCATCATGGTAGGGGTCATATGCTCCTACAGCAACAGCGGAAGAACCTAAAGTCATTGCGAATGAATTCCCAGTAGTAGTACCTGTGTAATATTCTCTTTCAATCCAAGAAGCGTTACCAGAAAGACTATTTGGGATCCAGTAAGTTCCCTTTCCATCCATCGTAGGATATTCTGAGGTGTTAGGTATGGTCTTGGTAGTTGCAGTGTAGGTATTAAATGGACTTTCTGGTCTAACTTGGGTAGCATTTGGGTATGTTGAGGCTACTCCAGCTAATGTTTTCCCACTTTTTAAATAGTAATTACCATCAGGGTGAGTGTATAATCCTGTTGAACTATTATAACCTGAAGGGTTACCGGTTGATTGGGTTGAAAAAGGTGTGTAGGAATTTATTGCAACACCACCTCCCCCAGATGCAGCCGGGAAAAAATCTGTATAATCACTCATATCTTGTTATTTTATTGTTGTTAGAATTAAGGGGTTTCTGTATAACTGTCTCCTACAGAATAAGTACCATCATTGTCTTCAATAACAACAGAGTCGCTAGATGAAACTCTTACTGCTACTNATTCATTGGCAGCTAGTATCTTATTTACTACTACTCCGTCTTTTATTATTGCGTATGTTTTTTTCATAATTAAAAATATATTTGAACGTATCCTGATTGGCCAGGTTGTCCTGAGTTAGGGGTTGCTCCTGCACTTACAAAATATCTAGAAAACCCACCAAAGTAACCATCTACAGATTGAGGGTTATTTCCAAATTCATTAACAGAAAGATCAGCACCACTTCTTGCTACTCTAACAAACGTTTCTCCTCTATTATAGGTAATTGTGGAAGCTGTGGTACCACTTCCATTAAATTGTGCTGTACCATTATTACCGCCTGATGAGCCTGTGGTACTGTATATTTTAAATTTATTAACAGTGGTGTCATATGAGATTTGCAAGACAGCATTACCAGAAGTACCACTTGAAAGCCATGTTGGGTCTATTGTTACCCTTCCATCAAATGGAGTGGGTGTTGCATAAGAAATGACAACGTTTATGTACACACCATCGGCAGTAAATGCAGGGACAGTTGGGTTTGTTGTAAAATTAGAAAATGTTGTTGCAGCAGATCGGTAATTAGGTGCAAAGGGGGTAAGACTCGAGTAATTTTTTATTCCCAATTTAATTTCACTTACATATGGATAACCGTTCGAATCAAATTGAGGTGTTTGGGTTGGAGTATGATGCGCTGTTTGATTGCGCATAATCGTATTTACGACGCTGGTTAATGGGTTTTCTAGATTGAATGGTTCGTTCAATACGGGTGTATTAGAAAGAGGATTGAATGTAAACCCTGAGCCACCACCATCACTACCTACTGAAATAGTTATTTCAGGTTGTGTAGAACTTGCCCATTCAGATTGTGGATCGTAATCAAGGGCTGTTAATCGTATAGTTTTATTAACTATTTCTCCGCCGTTTCTTGGATTTTCATTGAGTTGGGACCCACCACCAACCATAAATAAGCCAAGAGTAGCGTATCCATCATTAGTTATTTTATCTTGAACTTCTTGAGGAACAAGCCAAACTCCTGAACTTGTAAATATTTCAGTTTTGGGCATTCCGCCCCCACTACTACTACCTCCAGATACTGCTGGAAAAAAATCTGAAAAATTATTCATATTTTGTTATTTGATTTTATTTTATTATAAATATATAAAATTTATATTAGATACACTACCTACTTTAGGAAGATATTATAACCCACCCTTTTGGTGTTGATGTGTATATCATTTCAAATGCTGGGGCGTATGCATCTAGTCCCATATCTTGAGGTAGACCCATTATATTTTCACCATTTCTACCTATAATGATTTTTTCAGATGGTGGAACTGATAGTCTACTAGAACCTGTGTTATTAGTTGAGAAGTTAGATAACTTAATAGAATCACCAACATTAGGTGATGAGGGTAAAGCTGCTGTAAAACTGCCACTTAAAGTATAAATATAAAACTTCTCTAAGTTATGTGTAATAGTATTATCACCTATTAGGTTTTGATGTTTATAAATACTACCAAATATCTCTGTATGGATTGTGTCAGTATTACCTATAGTAACTGTATTATCACCTGAACCTGTAACGTTTATACCTAATACAACTTCGTTTACAGTAGCCGATATAGATGATGATGCATTAAAACCAATATAAGTCCCTTGTGGGTTTGATTTTATGTTATCACCACTTATTGAGGCCGTTATGGTTGGTTGTTGTATAATCATTTATTTATTATTATGGGTTAAATACTTCTAGATCCTATTATTGTCCAACCTATAAAACTTGTTTCATATATAAGTTCAAATGAACAATCTGCAACATCTAAAGTCAAATCATCAGCACTACTCATAATCTTATTACCATTTCTAGTTATTATGGTTTGTCTACCATCCATATTAGCTAACTTAATACTATCACCATTTTGGGGTGATGGGGGTAATGTCATAGTTACAGTTGAAATAGAACTTGTTATAATATAAGCTCTACCAGATTCAGCATTAAAATCTGAAATTTTGACTGTTGGGTTGTAATTGGGGAGAGGGATGTTTGTTATTCTACTACCATCTCCTACAAATGAACCACTAAATGAACCCGATAGGGATACTACTGCACTTGAACCTAATACTGATCCGCTTAATATGGCGTCATCTATTCTCATCTATGTGTTTTATTATAAATATATTATTTTTTTACTACTATAACACCATCAAAGTTATTAATAAAGGAAACATCTATTGAGTTTGTCCCTGTTGATACTATACTTGATGGTATTTCTTGAGCAAGTGATGTTTGTTCATATGCTTGTACTAAGGGATATGCTTCATCTAAGTTATGTGTTATAGTATAACTTGTTGCACCAGTTACTGCTTCTCTATATGAACCATTATTACTACTTTCACAATATGAAGCTGTTAAAGCATACGATGATGATAGAGCATATGATGAACTTAGTTCATGAGTAACTTCATGCGAAGCTGTCACTGCATAAGATGCTGTTATAGCATATAGTGAGTGTGACGAACTAAGAGAGGTTTCAGCATATATTGCGTGTGATGCACTTATTGAGGTTCCTGTGTTAGCTATACCTTTACCATCTGTTACTATTATATAACCATCTACATTTGTAACAAAAGTTATTACAGCTGTATTATTATTAGTTAGTGTAACACTTTGGGGTAGTATTAGTTGGGGGGATGTTCCTCCTGTTGTTTCATAAACCGCTACTAAAACATCTTCTGTATTTCTATTGTGATTTACAGTTACACTAGAAACATTAGTAAAGTCTTCTCTATAAACATCAGACATTTCAATATATGATGCAGTTAAAGCGTATGATGCAGATAAACTACAAGATACATATGACGCAGTTAAAGCATAAGATGCTGTAGCAGCATATGAGGCTGATTCAATAAAACCATCTAGGTATGATGCTGTTATAGAGTATGATGAAGTTAATATACTATCAAACCCTAATGGCCCATCTACGTTTGATGATGTAATATATGAGGCTGTAACTGAGTTACCACTACCATTTAGGGCGTATGATGCTGTAAGAGCATATGATGATGAAACTATATTAGTTAGTTTACTACCATCTCCCTGAAACGACCCACTAAATGATCCTGAATTACTCGAAGATGATCCTGAAGCTGGGTATACTTTATCCCAATTGGAGTTGTTTGTAGGGTCTGATGAGTTTATTAAAACATATATTTCATTTGTATCTTGTTGATAAACAAGTAAACCTTCATATACGTTCGCAGCTGAAAACCCTAAACGTGCTGTTTGGTCAGCTACGCTTATTCTTGAATCAACTGCTTCGTTGTTTGTTATCTGAAACCCTCCAGGTAATATAATTGCCATCTGCTATATTTTATGTTAAGTTATAGGTTATACTAGCACCACTACCACCAGCTTGTAATACATTTGTTCTATAAACTGTATAGTCTCCTACTGTTGATTTTGTAAATTGACCTATCACTCCAAATCCACTTGTTGCAATGCCAGTTAAATCACTTTTATTGCCATCATAAATAATGTATTGATATTTATCCCCACTCCAAGTTATAGTTAATGTATCTCCTGATGGGTTTGTATTTCCTTTATCTATTGTTCCTATAGTTCCTCCTAATGTTGTATCCCAAGATCCTAAATCTTCAAGTTCTGTTTGTGTAAATGATGCAGCAGTAGATGCTCCATATCTTACACTACGTATTTTACTAAATGTTCTAGTGGCAGTTCTACTAGTTGATAATTGAGGACTATTTTCACCTGTTGGTGATTGATATGCTGTTACTGATTGAATGGTTATACCAGTTGAACCTCCTCCAGTAACTGATATGGGGCTACTAGATGGTGTGTTTGTTATTGATACTTGATCCCATCCATTTGAAGCTCCATAGTTAGTAGTAAAAGCTATACTACCTACAGCACCTTGTTCAAATTGATTATTAGTATCTCCTAATTGGATGGTTACTGTATCTGATATAGATGGTAATCCAGGATTACTTTTACTTAAATTACTAGTTGCAGTACTTGATAGTTTATATTCTGAACCATCTAGTGGGCTTGAACCAGTATAGATTAAAGTATATGATTGGGAACCTGCTGTTGATTGAGGGAGAGTTAAATTAGTACTACCAGGTGTTGTTGTAGTAGATAAAACTGTACTCCCTTGTAATATAGAAGCTTCTACAAATGTGTATCCACCATTATCCCAATTACCTATAGTATTGTAAGAATCTAATACTTGATTAAATCGGTCTGTAAGGAATCCACTATTAAAAAAGCTTGAAATAGAAGGTGTTGCTGGTG